AAGAGGAAGATATTAAAGGGGGCATTTAGCCCCTTTTTTTATGTTTTTAAATTAACAAAATTAACTTTATTTTATTGTATATATATGATAATATTACAAAGTTCTACGAACAGTCAAACCTTTAGTTTTATACCTAGAGAATACACGCAAGGAACTACATATACAATTAAGATAAAAAACGAATCTACAAATACAGAAGTATTTAGTTCAACTGCAACAACATTTACTGCATTAGATTATTACTACCAATATAGTTCTGTTTTTACTTTAGTAGAAGATACTATGTATATGTTAGAAATTAACAATAGTTCAGAAACAGTTTTCAAGGATAAAATCTTCTGTACTAACCAAAACGTTACAACGTACAACGTACACAAGAACGAATTTACAGAAAATACAGTAGCTAACGACTTTATAGTTTTATAATGGCAAGAAATCACAACAAAAAAGAAGGTGGATTACACGTTTTAAATTTATCTACTTACAACAAACCTGAAATAGTAGAAGACAAAAGAAAAGATTGGATAGCTTACGGAAGCGACAATAATTATTACAACTACTTAATAGACCTTTATACCAATAGTGCAACAAATAACGCTATTATTAACGGTGTAAGTTCTATGATATACGGAAAAGGTTTAGATGCTTTAGATAGTAGTTCTAAAACAGAAGAATACGCTGCAATGCGTTCTATATTTTCTAACGATTGTTTGCGTAAATCTGCATTAGACTTAAAACTATTAGGAGAAGCAAGTTTTCAAATACTTTACAAAGACAAAAAAGTATATAAAGCAGAACACTTTCCACGTCAAACATTACGTGCGGAAAAATGTAACGAAGACGGACAAATAGAAGCTTACTATTATCATTACGATTGGTCTAAAATAAAACCAAATGACAAACCTAAACGTATTGCTTCTTTTGGATTTGGTAACGGTAAAGAACCTGAAATAAAAATAGCTAAAAGATATGTGTCTGGTTACGATTATTACTGTCCAGTAGATTATCAAGGTGCTTTGGCTTATGCAGAACTAGAATCAGAGGTATCTGACTACTTAATTAACGATGTGCAAAACGGTTTTAGTGGTACAAAGGTAGTAAACTTCAACAACGGAATACCTGACAGAGAACAACAGTTAAGTATTAAGAACGATGTGATGCACAAGCTTACAGGTTCACGTGGAGAAAAGGTAATTATAGCATTTAACAACAATGCAGAAAGTAAAACTACTATTGACGATGTACCTTTAAATGATGCTCCTGCACACTACGAATATCTATCTACTGAATGTTCTAACAAGTTAATGGTTGCACACCGTATTACTTCGCCTTTACTTTTAGGTATTAGAACAGGTAACAACGGACTAGGAAATAACGCTGACGAAATTAAAACAGCATCTCTATTATTTAACAACGTTACCATAAAGCCTTATCAAGACCTTTTAATAGACTGTATTGACGATATATTAGCATTTAATGGTATATCACTTAAATTATATTTCAAGACCTTACAACCGCTTGAATTCATTGAAACAGATAACGCAATAACAGACGAATCTAGAGAAGAAGAAACTGGTGTTAAATTATCTTGTTGTGATAGTACTAAATTATCTAAAGAAGAATCTTTTAATGATGACGAAGCATTTGATTTGTTAGAAGAATTTGGAGAAGAAGAAAACCTTGACGAATGGGAATTAGTAGATGAACGAGCAGTAGACTATGACCAAGAAGAAGCTTTAGATAAAATGATTGGTTTGGCTTCAACTGGTGCCGCAAGACCTAATGCAAAAAGTGAACAAGATGGAGAAGCTGACGGTTTAAAATTCAAAGTACGTTATCAGTATGCACCTTTAAAAGTAGCTGCAAATAGTAGGGAGTTTTGTAAAAAAATGGTAGCTGCAAAAAAGATATATCGCAAAGAAGATATAATTCAAATGGGTAGCCAAGCTGTAAATGCAGGTTGGGGACTTGGTGGTGCAAACACGTACTCAATTTGGGAGTTTAAAGGCGGAGGTTCGTGTCATCATTTTTGGATGCGTAAAACTTATATGGCAAAAGGAGTAGAACCAGATGCAAAAAACCCAAAAGCAGAGGTAAGCGTAAACAAAGCAAAAAAGGAAGGGTTTACACCTGAAAAGAATGATTCAAATGTGGCTAAACGACCAACGGATATGCCAAACAACGGATTTGTAAATAAGTAAAAAATGGCAGAAGCATTATTAATAGGAAGAGCAGACGTAGTAAAATTTACTGCAATGAACGGAAACGTAGACACGGATAAGTTTATTCAGTACATTAAAATCTCTCAAGACATACACATACAAAACTTCTTAGGAACAGACCTATTTAAGAAGATACAAGCCGACATTATTGCAGGTACTTTAACAGGCGATTATTTAAACCTTGTAAACGTACACGTAAAGCCTATGTTGATTCATTGGGCTATGGTTGAATATTTACCTTATGCAGCTTATACAATAGCAAATAAAGGTGTATTTAAGCACTCAAGCGAGAATGCAGAAAATGTATCAAAAGAAGAAGTAGATTTTTTAATTGAAAAAGAACGAGATACTGCACAATATTATACAGACCGTTTTATTTCTTATATGAGTTTTAATAATACTTTGTTTCCTGAATACAATTCAAATACAAACGACGATGTATATCCTGACAAAGATTCAAATTTTAGTGGATGGGTACTGTAAAAAGAAAAAAAGTAGGTAGTTACAAACCTAAACAAGAGAATGTGCAAAAACTGACACAATACCTTAAAAATATAAATAACAAAAAGGCAAAAAATTTATTGTAATAGTATGGCTAAACAAACTGTAAATATTGGCACAGTAGCAAATGATGGTACAGGAGACCAACTAAGAAACGCTTTTGATAAATTGAATGACAATTTTAACGAAGTGTACGGTAACAACTTTGTAACTGAAGCAATGTTAAATGACAATATTGTAACAAATGCGGAACTAGGGGTAGAATATACTGCTTCAAGTGCATTAACTTCTGCAGCTGCAATAACAGTAGACACTTCTTTAGCAGATGTATTTACAATGACCGTAGGACATTCACATACTTTTAACTTTACCAATGTAGTGGTAGGAGATGTAAAAACATTAGAAATAACTGGAAGTGGTGGTTCATATACAAGTGCATTTGGTACTGTGAACGGTTCTGCTTGTACTTTTAATAAAATAGGCGGTACATATTCAGACACCGCAGCAAAACAACTAATTCAAATTAAGTGGACTGCTACAAATGTCGCTTGGTATCAAATTTCCCCAATAGCAACATAATATGAAAGCAAGATTACAAAGCGGAAAAGTAGTTAAGTATTCAAGAATACCTAGCGAATGGAAAGGAACAAAGCATTACATAGGTGGATTCCACAATGCAACAACTGAAGAACTAGAAGCAGAAGGATTCTTTAATGTTATTACACCTGATTACGACCCAGTAATTCAAGAAATTGACAACCTACATTTTGACGAAGAACAAAACGCTTTTGTTTACGATGTAAACGACAAAACAATAAGCGAAACGGTTGCAGAGCTTAAAGAAATCAAGATTAAAGAATTAAAATTTCTAGCTTACGATAAACTATCAAGTACAGATTGGTACGCTATCAGAAAGGCTGAAAACGGTACTGATATCCCTTCAGATATACAAACCGAAAGAGATGCAATTAGAACAAAAGTAGCAACTCAAGAAGGGAAAATAAATGCACTCAAGACAAAGGTTTCTGTTTTAAAATATAGTATCAATTTAGAAACTAACTAAATGGCATTAACTGAAAAACTTTTAATTCAAGAAGTAGAATCAGACCCAAGCCTAATTCTATCACTAGATGCAACCGATTCAAATTCATACAATGGAAGCGGTAATGTTTGGTACGATGTTAGTGGAAATGGAAATGATGCTATTATTAGTAATGTTACTTGGTCAGGAGCAGGTTACTTTGATTTTAATGGAAGCACTAGTAAGGTAGATTTACAACAGTCGTTTTTTAATAATGTATCACAAGCATCATATACAGCTTGGGTATATTTTGACAATCTAAATACACAAAACTTTATAGTTTTTCCAGACAGCGGAACTACTGGATACGGATTTGGATTTTTTGATTATGGAAATGGAAATGTTTACTTTCAATCAGATAACACCACCAACAGCAACAGAGGTTATATTAGTAATTCAGGTTTATATACTACTGGGCAATGGACTCATTTTGCAATGGTTTTTGATGGTACTGCTACAGGAAATGCAAACAGACTGAAAGCCTACGTAAATGCAAGTCTTTTGAGTTTATCTTTTTCTGGAACAATACCTTCAACAACAAAGTCAACAACATATGACACCCTAATAGGCACTAGAAATGTAGGGGGATTTTCTTTGACTGGAG